AGTGAAAAACCTAAAGTTTGTTATTCAATTACAGAAGTAAATATACAAGTAGTTTTTTGGTTCCAGCTATTTATTCATATAAGGAGAGTGTAGCTATGGATATTTTTCCGGATAAGAATTTAGCTCAATATAACGAACGAGTCAGGAAAAGGGCTGTTGAGGAATTAGAATTAACAGAACAGTTCCATAGAGCGATGGATGAACAATCCAAGCTTATTGAAAAGATTAAAAAAGCACAACAGGAAATGGATGATATCCGCAGCGGCAAGGTCAAGGGCACGATCACGGATGAAATGTACGCCAACCTTGCAAAGCACCAAAAAGAACTAGCGAAAGAGGAGCAATCGGCCAAAGAAGCAATAGAAAAACTCGATGATACAAATTATGCTCTATCTATATTTGGAATAACAGCCGAGAACGCAACACAAAAGCTTAAGGATTTTGCAAACTCTGCACAGAAGTTCTTCGCTGGAAAGACGCTTGGCGAAACTGCTAAAGAACTTTTCGCAAACACTTATTCCACCATGAACAAAATTATAGGCGAAGGATATTCCACATCTGCCGCCGGGGATTTGTCTGGAAAGTATATGTCCGAATTTACTAGTGGTGCTGCAATTGTTGGACATGAAAAATTTGGCGAATCTGTTTCGGAGTTAGCAAAGCTATATAGGAGTTACGACGACCCTCTTAATATGAAGGGACTTACTTCCGCCGTGGCTCATACAGCAAAAATGTTTTCAATGACATCTGCCGACGCAGCGGCATTTATGTCCAACCTAAATAGATTTGGCGGGATGTCCGCAGAGGATGCCGAGGGATTTGCAAATAGACTATTAAACAGTGGGCAAGTTACATCTTTGATGGGCGAACAAATGTCATCCATCAAAGATGACATGCACAAGTTTAATTTGGGTGCTGACGGAGCAAATGACGCTTTTGTTAGTATGCTAACAACATCCTCCAAATTGGGAGTTAATATTGGAAACATAGTAAAGAGTCTGGATAAATTCACAGACTTTAAGGAAGCAATGACGGAGGCGGTGGATCTAAGCAGAATCGGATCTACAGTATCCCCACTTCAGCTTATGGCAGCGGGTATGGGAAGCGCACAGGCAACAGAATCTTTAATGACTTCAGCAATGTCCGACATTGGATCAATGATGTCTGCCACTGGAAATATAAGTCAAGAAGGAAGGTTTAAAGCTCAACGATGGGGACAAACACTTGGGATGAGTGAGACTGAATTAATTAGAGCGGCACAACTGTCAAAGGCTTCTGGTGGAAAATCATCGGCAGTAGAAGAACTAAAAAACATAAGAGAACAAAACCTTAGAGCTGCCACACTTAGGGAACAGACAAATGAATTATTGGTAAGTATTCTTTCGAACCTTGAGCCAGTCATCAAGACATTGACTTCTTTCTTAAAGAAGAACGAACCATGGCTTAAACATGTGTTAGTTTTGTTGACGGCCGGGTTCGCTGGCGTCGTCGCCGGATTGAATGTGCTGGCGGGGATATTGACATATAAAACTCTTACCGGTGGCGGTGGTGTGATGAATGTTGGAAGGGGCTTTTTATCAAAGTTCGGTCTCGGTGCGGCCGCAGCTTCTCCGGCCGGCGGCGGGCTTCCTGCTGGGGGCGGCGGTGGAGCCGGCCGGTTTGGCAGTTTTTTCGGAAAAATGCCGTCCGCATCTTCTATGTTGCAAACTGCCGCCGCTGCCGTAGTATTTGCTGGTGCTATATGGGTTCTGGCAAAAGCACTACAGCAATTCAATAGCGTTGAATGGAAATCGTTGGGTAAAGCAGCACTGGCACTTGTTGGTTTGATGGGCGTGATGTTCATGATGGGGGTGTTCGTTTCTGCTTTTGGGTGGCTACTACTCGGCGGTGCTGCTGCGATTGCAGCATTTGGATTTGCCCTCATGCCTCTAGCGTGGGCACTTCAAATGTTTGGATCCGTAAGTGGTAGTGCTATCAAGGAATTGGCAGAAGCGTTGCCAGCATTGGCGTGGGGTATTGGTTTGTTGGCCGGTGCTGGTGCATTGTTCGCTCTCGGTGGACCGCTGGCCGCTATTGGACTTTTTATGGCATTAGGTACCGTAGTTGCATTGGGAGCGATTGCAAGTAAATATTCGGGTCCAATAGTCACTTTGGCTGAAGGCATAAATCTTTTGGCAGATGCTATGGGACGGTTAAATTCCATATCGATAAGTGATGCAAAATTTGACAAAATAGAGGGGCAGCTTAACAGATTGTCCAAAATAAAAATAGAGGGTGCCGCTTCCGCAGAAGCGGATCTAGGTCAACCACTACTTATTAGTCAAACAATAAATATGGACGCCAGAAAGGTTGGCGAAGCGATGTATGAATACAACATAAAGAGATCATAGAGGGGGAAAAATGGCAGACAATTATGATGAAAATACACCGAGGTTTCCATATTGGAAAAAGGCTCCCATAGACCCCTATGATAGTCAGACTTCGCGAATTCCAGATGAAGTCCCTAGCTTGGACAAATATGATTGGCAAGCTAGTAAACTTGGGTTGGAAAAAATAGATGAGTTGTTTAGATCTTACAGTGAATCCTATTCTCTTATATCCAAGGCTGAGTTAGATTACGAGAGACTAAGACAACTCAATATTGAAAGTTCTAGAAATTTCGATTATGCAGAGATGGGACTCGACGCCGCGGCCGCGGCCCTGAAGGCGGGAGCAACCAATGCCGCTATAGGTCTCGCTGCGGGGAGATTCGGAGGGGGACTTAATGCTCTCAAAGTAGATCCAGCCCAAGCGGTGTTGGGATCGGTTAAGAATTCTATTTTGCGTGGGTATTCTGGAAAGGGTGTTGGTCCTAAAAATAGGCTACCAAGGGAAATGTTCGTAGACGATATACGAGAAAAAAATGTCAGAGAACAAACGTTAGATGATTGGCAACACCAATTGGTGGCAAACATAACATCTGCTGTTGGCAATAAGTATAGCAAGGGAATAGTAATAGATGTAGCAGATGCCCTTGGGGTTGGTAAGTATGTTCCTCCGGGCATACCAACAAAAATAAGCTTATTGAATCGGTCGTATAATGGTGGTGTGTTGAACGGCGTGATAACCGACGGCGGCAACGATCCAATAGAAAAAAAGATTGGGGATAACTTATTTACAACAGATATTAGTACTAATAGTTTCGCCAGAATTATAGCTCACGCACTAAGACCCATATTGTCCACTTTCGACAATATAGACATATCAGAAGAAGATAGTGTAGACTACCATATAAAAAGGGTTGCGGCAGAATTAGGAAAGAGCCGTTCGGAAAAATCCATTTACGATAGATCTAGTGCTGAGGAACGTCTTGATATTCACAATTGGTATCTTTCTAATCGATGGAAAGATCCACGCGGCCCAGCCGCAGACGACTTCGGGGACACCAAGGAATATACATCAGGCACAACAATTCCATTAGATGTTCTATTAGATGCTGTTGGGACAAAATCGAGAAAATCCGATGTAGATGAGTCCCTGAAAAAGACCGCCAACCTGTCTCTTACACCACCGGACGACGACACCGACAAAATAACAAACAAATACTCTGCCTATTCTAATGAGTCTTATGTTCCCCAAAAAATAAACGAACGACAATTCCCATTCAGCATAGAGAATATATCAAACAACAAAACATTATATTTTCCGGCATACATAAGGGTTTTAACCGAGACAGTATCCCCAAGTTGGAATTCCATGTCCTTTATAAACCGATCTGAAGATTTCTATGTATACCAAAAAACAGATCGGGCATTAAATCTTGAGTTCTTTTTGTTTGCGGGCGCGTCCGGCGAAAGTGTAAGTAGTGTTTCAACGCAGGCCGTGGGTTACGACATAACAGCATCTAGGGAGTGGAAACGCGACGGCGTGACCGACCCACAAATAACAAATCTCCCGCCAGTGATAACTCACAAAAAAATGTGGGAATTAATAAATGATCTTCATGGGTGTACTAGACCAAATTATTACCATCCCGAGGGTGAGGACGGCGTTCATAAGTTCGTAACTGGACCATATTTAAAAATAACAATCGGAGAAATGTATAAATCACAATTGGCGATTCTAGATAGCATAACCATAAACTATGAGCCTCTAATTTGGAACATGAATTCTGAGGATAAACTGGCACCGATGGTTGCAAATTTAACTTTGGGGTTTAAGTTTATGCACCAAAAAGTTCCGACTTCGAATAGTAATTTCTATGGTCACGTTAATCAATAGTATCAGTAATAAATTGGAGGCATATCATTATGGGGAGATATAAAAACATACTCAAGGTCAATAAAGCTAAAGACAACGTTCCTCTAATCAGAATAGACAGCAAACCCAAACAAAGTGATATGTATATAACCTATCGCTCAGAAGATAGATTAGACCTAATTTCCAGTAGGATATATGGAAAGTCAGAATTCTATTGGGTAATACTTGAAGCAAATGGATATTCTTTGGAGTTCGATATAGAACCCGGAGAAATATTGAGGGTTCCATATCCACTTTTTGATTACATTGGATCGATGAGGTAAGATTGTGTCAATTCCAATTTGTAGAGTTAATGTTTATGATGATTTTTACGATCCTTCGACCACGACGCCGGACCCGGCGACACCAAAGTATAGAATCAAGGGAGATTACGAATATTCCCCCACAGGGCAAACTCTATTTTCAGAGGAATCTCTAGGTCTTTCTAGCGCAAAGATAGATCTCGGCGGTTCGTTCATCGATGTATCATTAGAAATACCCCTACCAAATAATATGATAGTCGAAGCTCAGTATTCCGGCGGGGCACTATATGACCTTCTTAGGTATGATAACTATTGGAGCGTTGAATATGGTTGGGGGGACAAGATTGTGAATTCAACATTTTCAACATTTTCTATTCACAACATGATGATCAGAGATTTCTCCCTTGATTACGATACATCCAAACGTTTCTTTAATCTTAAGATAGACCTTGCCCCTAGGATTATACAAATATTGAGAAATATAAATTTAATACATTGTCCTGATATTATAATGGCCGTGATGGGAGAATATAGAGAAAGTTCAAATTGGAATAGGTTTAAGGCATTCTTCGGCGGAAAGGATGCCATAAACGACCCATACAATGGACCCCCCGTTGCTGCTATAATTGATATAGTATTGGCGGGAGCGAAGAATTATATTGAGACCATTGAGCAGATCGACCATAGTGGTTCCACCGACGACGGCATTAGATCGCTGGAAAAATATAAGATTTGGTCTTGGCCGAAGGAAATAAAACTCAACCTTAAGGGGGCCAGTGACCAGTATGTAAAATTTGTTGATCGCCTTAAAGATTTAAGGGGGAAGTTTTATATTGAAGAAATAAAAAAAGGAAGATCCACAGGGGAATTTTTGAATCAGGGTGAGCTAAATGCTAATAGGACGGAGATTTTGAAAATAGCGGAAAAACTCGCTGACGGTTTCGGAAAGACCGAAGTGCAGACCACCGACGAAGATGGTGATAAAAAAATGGTTCCTATTGATGAATACATTGACATTAGAAAAATTGGCATAAGCACACAATTAAACGCATCTCTTGTAACAGCAGACAAGAAAGAAATTCCAAAGTTGTCAGATTTCTATTTTACATTTGTTGGAGAGGACATTCCCACCCAAAAGGGGGAATTAAGTAAAAAGAGAACCAATGATTGGGAGAGAGTAAGGGAAAATTTACTAGATTATGATTACATAGCTGGAACCAGTCTATATTCATTTTTGGATGAAATATTAAAGGACAATGGATACATACTTGCCTTTACTCCCGGCATTATTAATAACCAAGCATCATCAATCAAGCAGTTGGTAATTCCAGCAAGCATAGATCCATCTACATCTTCAAATGAGGAAGAATGCATCTTGTCGGTTTCTCCTAATGGTTCCGAGTATACTTTCCAAAGTACGACTGCCGGAACGGAAGGATCATTATATTTTGGTGGAAAAGAATTGGTTGAATTCGAAGAAGCGGAAGTGGATTATTTCGATTTACATAGCATGAAAAATGTGATATTATCTGTGACACTAGACGCAACGGGTGGAAAAAAGACAATAGCAACAGTTAGATCCGAGGAAGCTTTAGTTGCGAACGCCGATGGTGGAGACGGCGAGAACAAAGACGTTCCAGCAAAGGACGTTGAGATATATGATTTCTTGACCAAACTTGCTAAAACTGTAAAGATGAAGATAATAGGTGTACCCCACATTAGACCTTGGGATGTGGTTAATTTCACCGCATTGGGAGAACTATTCACGGGAAGGTATAGAGTAATAACTGCGTCTCACAATATTTCCAACGGCACTTATGAAACGGAATTGGAACTAATGGAAACAATAATACCAATAACCCCCGATCCCGCGCCAACCCCGACACCCAAGACCGTGATGGGGAATGATGACACCATTTCGTGTGTAGGGTGTCACCAGCCATGGACGGGCCCGCCGCGAGATACTACGGAGATGAAGTATATTGACTTCAAGAATAAATGGGAATAAATGGGGCGGCAGTTAGTAACATAACAACACCAACGAGAGGTTCTAAAAAATGAAGCTAATGACAATAGTGGTTCCAGACAACAACTACGATTACAGCATAGATCAGATTTACAGTAATGAGCTAATCAATGTTGTCAATGAATCCGATTATAAAGGTAGTTCTCTACCTACGTTGATTTACACACACAAACTTGCCAAGCGACTTTATCCCGACATCACGTTTTCCATACTGGATGAGGGTGGGGAGATTGAGGTTGGTGTGCGTTGGTGTTTTGGTTCCGAAGAAAAAAGGAGCGATTACATATTCAAGTATATTGATCGTGTTGTTGAGGATTATCTTTTCTACATTGACAATGGGATAGATCCTGTTTTTGATGACTATGACATAGAGACATTTATTGGTAGTCTATGTCCATATCCATTGATACACAATGGCAAGTATGAAATATACTTTGTTGAAATGTTGAAGGACAATAGGGTTGTCGTATCTTCCCTTAAGAAAGACGCAATGATTTATGCGGGGTATGATCCAGACGAATTTTTCTATACAGCAATTGAAATGCTTGATGGAGAATGTTTCGTTTTGAGTACCGACGAATTTGATTTTGATATGACTCATTCTATCCCACTATTTGTGATTGATTTCATTCAAGCGAAAAGTGGAGACGTTCTAACCATAGATAAGTTGAAGGATAGGTTGCCAATGACAAAGGGTAGTATTCTCACATATTATATGAAGTTGGCTCATTATCACAACATTATACCATTCATCATTGGACGAACGCAATGATAGTGGACCGCACATACGACAGACTTATAGATACGGCACGCGCAGAAAAGATATTGTCCAATTCAACAATTCATGTTGATATGGACAAGCTTCGTGCGTATGTCTTAACTCATCGCAGAGACAAAGAGGCGTGGAGATTTCTTCGCCTATCTGCGGAAGGGAACGGATACTTAACCTGTCAATGGTATGGTAGAGATAAGAGAACATATCGAATATACCCAAAGAAGGGTGAACCACAACTAACAACCCTATCTAATGTCGGCATTCTTTCTTCATTCACATCCAGACACCAATCTGGAAAGATAGTTTGCATTGATTATAATCAATTTGAGTATTCCATCATTAGATGTTTGCTCGACCTCAAGGATGCTCCAATTGACATTCACTCTTGGGCAGCGGATGTTCTGTCTATGCCAAGGGATGTTTGTAAGATTTTGAACAACGCAATACTGTATGGTTCTAATGATGACGTTCAAAGGCGTGCGAAGGATCTTTATGAAAGAGTGGAACGAAAGGGAGTAGAAAAATATTTGCGAATGATAATTCAAATTCGTTCCAAAATTGACACTTTTATTTTGGATAAGAAGGATTCCTTTATTCGGAACGGATATATAATTAATGGATATGGTAGGAGAATATATCCTAAAAATAATTCTAGTATATTCAACAACTTGATACAGTCTGTTGGATCGGAGATAATGATTGATACAATCATCAATCTGAATAGCGTAAATAGTAATAGTTGGAACATAATGTTTCAAAGGTTTGATGCCATATACTTTGATTTTTCGGAGAAAGCGTTAAAAGATGAACTGGATGAAGTAAAGAAAATTATAGTTGGCTCAAACAAAGACATAGACTTGTCGGCAACAATATCTATTGGCGACAGTGTGGCAACACTGAAAGAACACACAAAATGAACAAATCAATTTTACTCGCATCCTTTGTTGAACGGGGGGACTTATATATAGCACTTGAAAAAATATCCAAGATGTGCAAACTTTCAGAACGTGGTCGCATATTCACCTTCATTAATGAGAATGACAACAATGAATATATACTAACTTACAATCTCTACGCTGAATATGCGAACATAAAATTCACATCCATATGGGAGAACACAATAAGCATCCACAGAAAGAAGCAAACAAATACCCTCTACTCACTCAACGCTATGAATGAACTCATAAAGAGTAAGAATTGGGGGAGACTCGATAAATCTTACAGGATAAATTGGGAAGACTACGAGAACAGTTTTCTAATTATAAAAAACGGAAAGCTTAAAATAATACCCATAAGAATGGTGAAGATAAACCACTAAAATATTTTTTCAGATTTCGCTTTACATTCACAGACACACTACATATAATACACAAAGTCAGGGGTAGTAATAAATGTTTCTACCCAACATCAAACAAACACAATAGACAGGAGTAACACATTATGGACACAAGCAGATTGGCAAAGCGATTGGCGCGACTTCAGGAGCGCAAGGGTGGGGGAAGCGGAAAGAACATTTTTTTCAAGGCTCCCGATGATGGCAAGAAGGCAACATTGAGACTGGTTCCTTATCCTCATGATGAAAACAATGAACCCTTCCTTGAGATTGGTTGGCACTATAATGTTGGTGGGCACAGGTCTTTGATTTGTCCTCGCGAAACCTATGGTGATCCTTGTCCCATTTGTGAACTGGCAGAACAGTTTCGCAATATGGGTGGTAAGGACAATTGGCGCATCTTCAAGAACCTTTCCCCCAAGCTACGATACTACTCTCCCGTGGTAGTTCGTGGGTCGGAGGATGAGGGAATCAAGTTGTGGGGCTATGGAACTACAATTTACGAGGATCTTATCAGCAAGTTCATGGACCCCGATTGGGGAAATCTTGCGGACCCGATGACAGGTCGAGATGTCAAGGTCTGGACCATCCCCAAGGGTGCCGCTGGAAATGACACTGACTACGCAAAGCCCAAGATGGACGTTAGTCCTTCGCAGTCGCAAATGCTTCAGAAAAAGGCGGATATGAAGACCTTGATTGAGAACATTCCGAATTATCTTGAAGATGGGGAGTCGTTCAAGTCGATGTCGTATCAAGAGCTTCAGGAAATCGTTGCCAAGATGGCAGACTTTGATGAGGACGATGCTTCCGAGGACAGTTTCTATTCGTCCGACAAAATGGAAACTGACAACGACACATCTTCAAATGCGGGATCGTTAGAGGATAAGTTGAGTGCCTTGTTCAAGGATGATTAATAATGAGCGAAGACAAACTTTTCATTGTTCGGGGGACTGGATTTCCCATGGACGGATCTGTTGTCTTTGTTGAATCAGTGGGGGATGATGGATTTTGTTCTGTCGTCCCCTACAATTCACCGACATCAAATTCTCCAATAAAAATCCACAACGGTTATTTACAAAGTATTGATATGACGGAGGAATTCACATACAGTTTTGCCATTGTAAAGTTTGACAGCAAAGCAAATGTGGTGGACTCAGAAAAATTCGAAGTGAAACACACACTGAAAAATGTCAATGCTTCTGCCCTAGCTGAATTCGTCAGCAATACCGTTTCACCTTTGCTTAAAATGGAGTAATAATTTATGACAAAGAAAAAAGGTTCGTCTTTTGAAGATGAACTTATAGACGATCTTAATTCGTCTTTCGCAAAAAAGAGTTCCAACGCAACAGCATCTTACTTATGGCAATCAACAGCCGACGTTAAGAATTGGATCTCTACTGGTTCTTTCATGTTAGACCTTGTTTTGTCCAACCGAAAAGATGGTGGCATTCCAACAGGAAGATTGACCGAAATTTCTGGTGGGGAGGGTGCTGGTAAGACTCTACTCGCATCATACATTCTTGCCGATACTCAACGCAAGGGTGGGGTGGCAATTCTCATTGACTCCGAACACGCCGCATCTATGGATGTGCTGAAAGCGTCGGGAGTAGATGTTGAAAAGTTGGTCTATTCACAGTGCAACACCATAGAGGATGTGTTTCATGCAATGGAGCGCATAGTTTCGATGGTTAAGACTTCAGGACAAGATAGACCAATCACCATTGTTTGGGACTCTGTTGCAGCAACCAGTTCCCGCGCAGAAGTCGAAGGAAACTATGGCGATGCTACAGTTGGTCTTGCGGCAAGGCTAATTTCTCAGGCGTTGAGAAAGTACATTCCAATTTGTAGCAAGCACAACATTTGTCTTGTGTTCATCAATCAGTTGCGTACAAAAATTGGTGTGAGCTTTGGAGACAACAATGTAACACCGGGGGGTGGAATGTGTCTTGCCCCCTTAGTATGTGTATAAACTGCGAACGAATTCCGTGAATTGCTGGAACACCCTTAGAGCCTTTATTACTACAGCATAGTTGGCAACGACAAGTGCGAATGTTAAAAAAATGAAGGATTGGGCAATCAGCAGCCAAGGGACTTGGTGACAAGTTCAAGGTTCAGAGACTAGTAAAATTAACCTTTAATTAAAAAATATGGTGGAGTTTTTCCATATCACGATATTTAATATTAAAGGAGAAATTACCATGAGCGCGGAACATAAAGTGACATGTAGAGAATGTGGAAAAAAGTTTGTTAATGTAACAAACACCCACTTGAAAAAACATGGAATGACATTGGATGAATATCGTGAAAAATATCCCGGCGAAAAATTATGTTTAACCAATTGGTTAGACGATTGGAGAATGTCGGAACAAAATAAACAGAATATGATTGCTGCTAATTCTAAGGTTTATTCTAATGAAGATATTAGAAATAAACAAAAAAACAGCATAAATGAATATTGGGAACGGGCTTCATCAAGAAGTAAACACTCATTAACAATGAAAAAGGTTGTTAATGAAAATCCAGAAAAATTCCCACAATGTTTTAATTCTGTAGTCACGGATAGAATGAAAATGTCAAACTATGAGAGATGGGTGGAGGATTTTGGGGTAGATATTGCCAATGAAAAATTGAAGGAATGGAAAGCAAGATGTGTTATTCCCTCAAAGAACAGACAAACAAAGATAGAGACTTTGTGTGAAAAATTCTTAATGGAATTAAACATTGATTATATTCCGCAATATGATAAGATTGGAAAATATTGGTGCGATTTCTATCTCCCAAAGTATAATCTAGTTCTTGAAGTTGATGGTGACTATTGGCACGCAAATCCAGAAATGTATTCTGAGGATGATGTGATTGGTGCTAAAAAAACGAAAGCCAAAGACATTTGGGAACATGATAATAAAAAAACTCAAAGTATTTTAGATGCTGGATATAATATTCTTCGCATCTATGGAAACAAACTAAAAAAAATCTCTACAGAAGAACTTTATGAAGATATAGTCCAAGCATCTGCGAAAGTAGATGAATAAGGGAAAATGAAGGCAATACCTTACCACGCAAGTATTAGACTAAGACTATCGCATTTTAAGCAGATCAAGGATAAGAATGGAGACTTGGTTGGACGAATTGTAAAATGCGAAATAAAGAAGAACAAGGTTGCACCACCGATGCGAACTATGTACTATACTATCCGATGGGGAGATAAGCCCGGAGCTTGGATTGACGATGCAGAAACAATGTGGGATTCTGGTATTCGCTCAGGAGTTCTAGAAAAGGTTACGGCACAAAAGCACCGTTTCGTTTATCCATCCACAGGAGAGGAAGTAGAAATTGTTCGTCGTGTATTCAATGATATCATTGTTAATGATGAAAACTTTAAGGATGAATTCAAAACGGCACTTGCAAACTCATATATCATTACGGCAGAAAACATCGCAGACGAAGATGTGGTGATTGTCGATTCGCCAGATGAGGAAGGATTAGAATAATGGCAAACAAAGAACACGATTTCCTTATTACGCTTAGAATGGATGGAAAGACAATTGCATCCAGAAACGTAAAGGTCGTTGAGTATAACGACAATGTTATTTACTCTCTCCGTCTAAACAAGCTAATGCAGGACATGTCAGCATTGGTGGAGGATGCCTTGAAGGACAATAGCGTAGAAGAAGGTCATCGTCTACTTCAGCGTGGATTGTTTTAGGGGGTCAATAAATGACCATCAACAGAAGGGTTCTTCTTGTTGACTTTTACAATCTCGTTATCCGATGCTTTAATGTGGTCCCCATTACGAATGAGAATGGGGACCACTTTGGAGGAACCTTTGGGTTTCTTCGGGGATTGAAGTCAGCAATAGATTTGTTTACTCCTACCGATGTTATCATTGTGTCCGATGGACCAAATGCGGCATTACGTAGGAAGATGTCGAACAAGGATTACAAGGCGAACAGAAGTAAGGAATGGAAGCGTGGAGTTGTCAAAGCTTTTGACTTCCTCAATGAGCGGGAACAAAGCGACAGTTTCAACTACCAAGTCAAACGCATTCATGACTATCTTTCAGTGCTGCCAGTTAGATCCATTGGTGTTCCGTATGTTGAAGCAGATGACATCATCGCGGAAATATGCAACACTACGGATTATGACTGCATCATTTATTCGACCGATGCCGACTATAAGCAGTTGGTTTCGGATAGAGTTGTTTGCTACAATCCAATGGCAAAACAACTAACCTCAGTCTCTACATTTAGAGAAAAATTTGGCTTTATTCCAGAGAATTTCATTCACTACAAGACGATCATAGGGGATAAGAGTGATGGGTTGGATGGGGTAAAGGGGATCGGTCCTAAAACCTTTTTAAAGCTTTTTCCTGAGGCCAAAGAAGAAATTTTTGAATCGACGGATGACCTAATCAAGAGGTCATTATACATAGTAGCAAGTAAGGGTAAGGGATTTTCCTCTGCAATCAAAGCGAAACATCAACTACTTATAGACAATGAGGATGTCATAAGGGAGAACTGGAAGCTTATGCAGTTGAAAGATGCTGATATATCCTTGCAAACAAAGGACTTGGTGAGGGAGTTGCTACAACGTCCACCACACAAGTTCAATAGAACAAAGCTCCGATTGATGTTCCTTGAGGATAAGCTTCAAGCACAAGTCAAGAGCTTTGATGGTTGGTCAATGACCTTTTCAAGATTAATGACGAAAGGATAAATGAATGAGAAACATTATTGGGGTTTTACTATTATTGGTTATTATGATTGCCTCCGGGGCGAACGCATATGATCACACAGATTTTACAATGTCCATTGACACACGGGTTGATTTTACAAACGACAATAACGATAGTTCGATCAATCCTATGCTTCGGGAGTTGTCAGTATTACATAGCACAGACAATGTTGAAATCTTTGCAGAGTATGACGAAGCGACTGGAACTATCATCGCGGATGAGCTTGCATATAAGTTCGAAATGTTCGGGATGAATGGTAGGTTGGGTAAGATTGTAAATCCATTCGGGTTTGATTATCTTGAGCGAACTGCGAACAGCGTTTTTATGAGTGCGCCGAGACAAACATTTTATGATTATGGCTTGAGTTTTGGAACCAACTATGATATACTCAACGCAGAGGGGTTCATCAATGGGAGCAATGATTTCACATTGAGGGGAACATTGAATTTGCTTGACGATGGATTTGTTACTTCGGTTTCATACACTGAAAATGACTTAATGACATCTGATTATGGTGAGTGGGCAATCAACAACAAGTTCCTTTATTCATCATTGGTATTCAATGTATCGCTTCTTACGGAGTATTATCCCGACACGGGTGGATTTTGGTCTCGTAGTGTTGTCTCGCCGGGAGTTTTCAACATTGTTGGAATTATCTGTGGATATTACAACACAGAGGCGAACAATATTCTTGGCGTAGATAATTATACCTACACACCCGATGCTTGGGTATACGGGTTCTATGTTGATGTAGCACCAAATACAAATGTATCTTTTGAGTGGAATTCAAACGAAGACCTCTCTCCACTATATGCAAGATTAACCACAAGATTTTAATGATAACCACAGGGGGTAATTGCTATTGACTTCATTTGAGAAGTTTGGTGAGGCATTCCAAACCAAGATATTATATCACATCATTATGGATAAGATGTTTGCACTTCAGGTGATGGAAATTCTTGATCCAGATTTTTTCAGTAACGAAAGTTATGTTGAGCTTGCAGACATCATAAGAGATTGGAATGAAAAGTATAATACTATTCCGTCCTTTGAAAACCTTGAGACTTTAGTAAAGACAAAAAAGGAAGATGAGATAGAGCGGGAGTATTTACTAACCCTCATTGAGGCTATTAGAAGTATAGCGGATGTCTCCGACAAAACATTCGTCATTGAAGAGACGGTAAAGTTCTGTAAGCAGCAAGCTATGAGAAACGCCATTCTTCAATCTGTAGATTTATTGAATCGGGAAGAATACGACAAAATATATAGCGTTGTCCAGCGGGCCATTACCGCTGGACAAGCTAAAGATATTGGTCATACATATGTGGAGAGTGTGTTGGGGAGAACAACGGAGAAAAGATATCCAGTAGCTACTGGCTTTCCCCTGTTGGACACCGAACACATTGCGGGCGGATTGTCAGCAGGAGAGCTTGGTCTATTTCTCGGGGGAACCGGGGCAGGAAAGTCTTTCCTGCTTGCACAAATCGCCTATGCTGCTTTTATGCAAGGGAAAACCTCGGTTATATACTCCTTTGAGTTGGGGGAAGTTTCATTTGGTCTGCGATTGGATTCCAAATTTACTGGCATCCCATTGAGTAACCTTTTGTCCGACACAAAGGGGGCATATAGAAAACAGGTTATTGATGCGATTAACAAAGCCAAGGAAAACATAGATGGAAATCCTGAAATTATTATCAAAGAGTATCCAACAAAGGGAGTAACATTACCAACGATGAAGAACCACCTTTTGCAGTTGAAGGCAAAGGGGTTGAAACCGGATGTTATCATTGTTGATTATGCTGACTTGATTAGACCAACGTCGTCATATAAAGAAAAGCGATATGAGCTAGAGTCCACAGTCGAACAGTTGAGAGGATGGGCAAGGGAAGAAGGTGTTCCCGTATGGTCAGCATCACAAACAAACAGGGAAGGTTGGGATACTGCCGTTGTCAAGTTGGGTACGATAAGTGAAGCCGCATCAAAAGCGTTTGTTGCCGATTTGGTTATTGCCATTGGTAGAGATCAAAATCTGATCGACAACAATATGGCGTGTTATTACATAGCAAAGAGTAGATTGGGGAGGGATAAGATTCCGTTTGTCGGTAGATTTGACACATCAACAATGGATTTTACCATAGATGAGGAAGGATACGACGCAGAACATTATCAGGTCGAGGAAGCACAAAACAATATGAATGAAGCAGTAAGAAATGTTTTGCGTGGAACAACCTCTCCACGAACGGCAAATTCAAACCTTCAAAATATAATAGACCTCATAGGAGAATGACCATATGGAAATTTCAAACAAGATATTATCGGACATAACCGTTCATATGAAGTATGCTAAATACATACCACAGTTGAACCGCAGAGAGACTTGGGAGGAAATAGTAGATAGAAACAAAAGGATGCACCTTAAGAAGTATCCTAACTTGAGGGGCGAGATTGAAGATGCTTACAAGCTTGTCTTGGATAAGAAGGTTCTACCATCAATGAGGTCGATGCAGTTTGCGGGAAAGCCGATTGATATAAGTCCCAACAGAATTTACAATTGTGGGTATGTTCCAATGGACGATTGGAGAGCATTCCACGAAATAATGTTCCTGTTGTTGGGTGGAACTGGTATTGGATATTCCGTACAGAAGCATCACGTTGAAAAGCTTCCAGAGATTAGAAAGCCCAACAAGAATAGAAATAGAAGGTTCCTCATTGGAGATAGTATTGAGGGGTGGGCAGACTCAATCAAGGTTCTCATAAAGTCATACTTCTATGGTGGATCAAATATAGTATTTGACTTCGATGACATTAGACCAAAGGGTGCGAGACTTATAACTTCTGGTGGGAAGGCTCCCGGACCCCAACCACTAAAGGAGTGCATCATCAAGGTTCGCGGAATCCTTGACGAAAAAAACGACGGAGATCAGCTTACTCCGATAGAAGTTCACGATATTGTTTGCCACATAGCAGACGCAGTACTCGCGGGGGGTATTCGTAGAGCGGCATTGATTTCTTTGTTCTCAGCAGATGATGATGAAATGATTGCATCAAAGGTTGGTCATTGGTGGGAGTTGAACCCACAGAGGGGTAGAGCAAACAATTCTGCCGTCTTGGTGCGTAGCAAGATTGATCGTGAATTTTTCAATGGACTTTGGGAGCGCATCAAAGAAAGCGGATCAGGAGAACCCGGAATATTCTTCACCAACGATAAGGATTGGGGGGTCAATCCGTGTTGCGAAATAGCACTTCGCCCAAACCAATTTTGCAATTTGACAGAGGTCAACGTTTCCAATATAGAAAGCCAAGAGGATTTGAATGAACGAGTTAAGGCCGCCACATTTATAGCAACCCTACAAGCTGGATATACCGACTTCCATTATCTACGACCAATTTGGCAGAGAACAACAGAGAGGGATGCGTTGCTTGGTGTGTCAATGACAGGCATAGCATCAAAGAGGGTTTTCGATTATGATATTGAGGAATCGGTGAAGTTGGCAAAGAGTGTAAATAAGGACGTGGCAGAAAAGATAGGAATCAATTCTGCTGCTAGAATAACTTGCGTAAAGCCAGCGGGGACAACATCACTAACTCTTGGTACATCCAGTGGAATACATGCTTGGCATAACGATTATTACATTAGACGAATTAGAGTGGGAAAGAACGAGAGTATTTATACATATCTATATGAGAATCATCCAGAGTTGGTTGAGGATGAATTTTTCAGTCCACACGATACAGCAGTAATTTCCGTTCCGCAGAAATCCCCAAGTGGAGCAATAACGAGAAACGAAAGTGCCATGGAATTACTTGATCGTATCAAGGTGGTGAATGAAAAGTGGATAAAGCCCGGACACACTAAGGGAATGAATACGCATAATATCTCCGCGACTATCACCATCAAACCCGATGAGTGGGAAGATGTTGGGGATTGGATGTGGGAAAACAGGAGTGTGTATAATGGTCTTAGTGTGTTGCCACATAGCGATCATACTTACAAGCAGGCACCGTTCGAAGATTGCACCAAAGACGAATATGAAACACTCATGAAGTCTTTGGGTGAGATAGATCTAACGATGGTGGTTGAAGATGAAGATAATACAGACCTAAGGGGTGAAGTTGCTTGTGGCGGGTCTGGTTCCTGTGAAATTGTCTAACGAAAGGTTATTGGTATGAAGAAACCCAACAGAAAGGCGCGGGCGATAAAGCAGCGCAAGACAGAAAAGAGAAACAGAAACAACAAGAGAAAGATGGAGGCGAAAAAGCAGAGTGTAAATGAACGAAACAATGCTATAGCTGCAAGGAAGGAACGGTTGTTTGAGGAATATAGAAAAATGCTTATTCAACAGTTTGAAGCTTCACAGAAGGGTGGGTAGGTAGGTGCCCAATAAAAAGAAATCAACAAAGATTATCAAGATACGGGGAGGCGGCAAGAGAGGCCGTCCCCCCGTTCGTTATAGGAGACAACCTCCAAAAAATATGTCAAGTGTTCTGGTAACTATGCGTAAGGGTATGAGATTTAGAATTGGAATTCTATTGGAGTTCTCCTATGGAACAAAGCAAAATATTGGTGAAGTTGGGGGTTGGAAGAATGACCCAAAACCAAGGTTGCTTGTTTTCTATGACGACAAGCAAAAATATATTGAGGGATTGAACACCAACTATCTGTCAGATTATTACATTAGAAAGTTGAATATAATAATAAGTAAATACCCCGGATTAGTTAGTGGGGAGGGTGGCGATGCGGTGGATTCTGCAAACGCCAAAAGATTTTATGCGATCATAAAAAAAACCGCTCCCTTTGCCATAAAAAAGGGGTATAGGAAATATTTGCGTAAAAGCATAATAAGTCCAGTAGTATTTATGTATGGTGACGAAATTTTGAACGAACTTTCCCCGGCCGCAGCGGACGCTGAAGATTATGAAGAATATAAAGGAGAATAATTACAATGTGGTATATAGTAGATGTGTGGTGGGACCGCAGCGATGAAGGAACCCCCAATGACAACTTTATGGTATATGCAAACAGTGAAAGCGAAGCACAAAAGATTGCAAAGAAATGGGGACCACCAGTAGACTTAACCGTTAAGAAAGTAGATCCTAAGTATGCAAAGAATGCAGAGGATGCAATATCAATGTTCCACAAAAAGAAAATCTCCGTAGACTTTGTGGTAGATAAGGATGGACGAATGCATAGGATCAAAAATGAGAAAATTCAGGGGCAGATTAGTGAAATTTCAACAAAGGGATCTATGTATTTGAATGAAGGATACACACGATTTCCAACTCTACAGAAATTAGTCCAAGTCCAATACACAGACCCAAGAAACAAAGAGGGTGGATTCAAAATACACACGGAGTTTGATGGGCCATATGTAAATGACATGGGAGTAATAGAGGGATCGTATGTTATGTATGAGGACGAAAATTTTCCCGGAAACTTCATAGGGGTTCATGTATCTAACGAATTAAGTGAGGAAGATGGAACCCCCGAAATAAATGTTATTGCTATGGATAGGAACAAAAAGCTTGTTCGGGACAGAATGGCGTGGCGACGGCGCAAGAGCAATGCTGCCATCAATGAGGCAATTAATGAAGCCATAGATAAATCAAAATGGTAAAATCACAATGAAGAACGTCGATTAATGCTTACCAGAGAGTAGCAATCGAAAGGAAAACCAAATGATATTTACATGCCCAATGTGTGGCAAAGGCTACACCATACCAACCTACGACGAAATGAACCATAAACACATTGATTGTAATTGTGGATGTAA